TGGCGGCTGCTGTACCGTCATTAGCTGAGATAGACCCAGTTTCTATATCCGTAGCGTTGACCACATCATCCTTGAGTAGCACGCTGTCAATCGTAACACCGGAGCCTGCTGTAGTCTCGTCGATGGTGTTTGTAGTAATCTTCTGTCCGTTATCAACTATGATATTGTTTGAGCCTGTGGTGTTACCGTTGGCTAGAACCTCAGACAACTCGTTGTTCGCGCCAACCTGTGCGTCCACATAGGCTTTGATCGACTGCTGTGTAGCCAAAGATGTGGCGCTGTTTGACGCCATGTTATCTTCATCAAGGACCGCTGTAACTGTTGTGCTAGTACCCAACTGCAGAGACGTGGTGTGTGTAAGCGCCTCAACGACATTTGTACCGTCACAGAACAAGAACGTAGTGCGTCCATTAGGGACGAGAATACCCGTGCCACCAGAAGTTTTTACTGTAATGTTCTGTCCAGCCGCGTTCTTTACAATGTAGATTTTAGATGCCGTAGGACATACAACTGTACCTGCGCCAGACAACGCTGTACCCGTATCGGTAAGCTCCAACATAGCGCAACGTGATTCTGAGGTCGTGCCGTTGGCGCTAGTGAGCGTGTGTGAGTTTGTGGTCCACGTATTGATAACCGCACGTCCCGCGATAGCCTGTTCAACCATCGACGTGATATTGTCGTTAACCACGTCACCCCATGTGCCGCTAAGTTCACCCTGAACTGGCAGAGCAAGTTTAAGTATCGGTGAGTATTGCGTTGTCATGTTTCAGTCCTCATGCGGCTATATCTTGCCAGTTTGGAGTTTGTGTTTCAGATACGTCGCCCCACGAAGGAGATTGCGTACTGGCGATAGGTGTCCAATTAGGTGTTTGGTTGTCATCGACCTCGCCCCATACGTTGGCGAAACCAATAATTCCCGTAGCTGCAAGCCCTGTAACAGATATATCTGCGTTAGCTGATACGACTACAGTACCAAGTTCTGCGTTCCCTTGCAATCCCGTAACTGAAACTACAATTCCAAGCCCGATAAATACATCACCTATTTCACCATCAGCTTCCACGCCTGTGGGTGACACGTTAGCTGTACCAGTCATGGTAACAGTGCCTACAGCACCATCGGCTGCTACGCCCGTAACGGGTACATTAGCTTCAGCGTCTACTGTGGCTGTACCGATTTCACCATCGGCCTCTACACCTGTTGGGAAGATGTTCGCCGTTCCGGTCATAGTGACAGTGCCTATAGCACCATCGGCTTCTACTCCGGTTACTGGTATCTCCGCGGCGGCGGTAACCGTGACTGTGCCTATTGAGCCTACTGCGCGAACAGCTTGAACAAGGACATCCGCCTCGGCGTCAATACCTACGACATTTACGTGTCCATCAGCTTCTACGCCCGTGACTACTACATTAGATTCCGCATCAACCGATACAGACCCAATAGCGCCTTCGGCGGCTACACCATCAACAGAGACAATAGTTAGGCTAGTGCCCCAAGCCGTTTGGCCCCAAGCACCTGACCCCCAACCTATATATTCTACTGAAGACGGCATCTAGCCACCTTACGGAGTAGCAATACGTACGATAGCGTTCGTAGCGTCTGCTGTAGGGAACTGAACTTGAAAGTCACCCGCTGTAGAAGTTTTATCCGCGCCGAAATCAAGAACAGCAACAGCAGGATTACTGCCACCAACCTTATAGATTAGTGCGCCCCGAGCTGTAATTGTAGCATCGGTCCATGTTGTATCTGCAAAGTCCAAGAACGCCGTAGTACCTGATGATGCAGGGTTAGCAGAGATAGTAAGTGTATTGCCTCCCGCGGTGTACCCTGTACCTGATACCTCGTTCGTCGTTGCATACGCTGTTGTGGCAGCGCCTAGTGTAGCTGAACTTGTATACAAAGCGATCTTAAAAGTTTGTGATGTGTTACTGCTAAAATCCATCTCGCCGTCTAATAGAGCGACTTTGAAGGATGTGCACATTGCTTGTGTAATTGCCATTTCTGTCTCCTTAACTTACTGGCACTCGGAACTGCCCCGAGCGATATGCGTCTTCACGTAGTTTGCCGTCACCCAAAGTTTTAAGCAACGCGATAGCTTGCAAGTACATCTTCTCGTACATTGCGACAATATCTGGTTCACCTTTCATAAAGCGTATAGCTTCAATCAAAGCTCCGTTTAGTAGTGCAGAGTCAAACTCTTCACCAAGCCACGTAGTGCCCGCAGTAACAATAGATTGCGGGTAGTATCCGTAGTGCAACTCCATGGCATATGAGCTGTTTGGGGTGGGTCCAAGGATAATTGTGTCATCATCGAAGTAGGCGTAATGTTTTGGTAACCCCGTTGATGTTGGGTTGGGGTACGCTTCTCGCATAAAGTTTACGTCTTTGTTAAGGAGGTAATGATACACACCACTACCATCTACCACCGCAAGGCTGTAGCTGTACAAAAAGTCACTTGGGGAAGACAAGTAGTTATTACTTGCTGTCACTGTACCTGTAACATTCTTACGCAGCGCAGGTATCTGCACTGTGTTGTATATCTTCTGTTCAGCCTGCTGTGTGAACATAGCGAGCTGGTCATCTGTAAACGAGTTTTCACAGATGTCTTCGATGTTAGTTTTCAGCTCGGTATAATTCATAACTTACCCCATAGGCCCACGGGCCATAAGACCTTTTGTAGCTGCGCCTGTGCCACGAACTTTTATGCCCGTAGTCTTAACATCCTTCATACTAGGCTTTGGTGCGCCTTTTACTGGCTGTATTCCTTTAGCCGTTGTGACCTTGGGTTCCTTCATGTCAAACACTTTCATATTAACACTCCTATGTTATAGTTACGGTAACTTGACCAACCTGACCAGCACCTACTAAATTGTTAGGGGTAAGTCCAAACGGATCATCCCCTCCACCTACAGGGTTCCAACCCCACTGAATACCACGGCTACTTGTATCCCCAGACGGCCCTAAACTCTGATCGGGGCGTGGGTTGCGTATAGCCTGTGGGTCATCAACAGGAAACTCACCCAACTTTAACTGTGGGTGATCTGGACTCCAACACTCAGGACAAGCCTTTATATTCGTATCTCGGCCTTTTACAAATAGGTTCTTTAGCTCCCGTAACTTGTACTGGAACCCGCATACATCGCAGAGCGCTAACGCTTTCTTTGCTGATGCAAACCTAGTCGTCATTAGGCAATCCTACCTATTCTAGGCACAAACCGTGCCGCTGTTTTCTCTCGGTCCTCGCCCGCGGCCATCTCAAACTGCTCGTCGTACACAGCTTTTAACATCGGTATACGTTCAGCCAGTTCAGGAACCTTCATAGCAATGTGATAAGCTAACCCAGCAACAAGGCATGGGAAGAAACGGAAGTTCATATCTGCTGTCTGTACGCCAGACCCAGCATCCTGAATGCGGCGCATACGCCAGTAGTATAACACGTAATTGTTGTTATCAGGCACAGGCCATACATTTACCTTCGGTGCATCACGTAAACGTTCGACATAGAGCTGTATGGGACGCCCTTGTGTTAACTTGTTAGGTATAGACGCGTACGTACTTACACTGATCCTGCTTATGGTAAGATCAGATTGTGTCGAAGTGTTACCACTATTAGTACGTATTTGGTGTTCTAGCAAATCAATAGTATCTGCTGGTAGTGTGTACTGTGTGGTGCCCTGCACTAGGTTTATCGTACCAGAATCAATAGTCCACATATTGATGCCGCGGTTTTGCCACTCAATCGTCATCAAATTCATGGATCGTCTGGCAGTGCGTAAGTCGTAGCCAGAGCGCATTTCGCGGCCCGCACGTTCCCATGCTTCCTCCGCTATCTCGGTGAAGTCCATATCGAACGCTGTGGTGCCTGATGTCGTCATTTCTTACGCCTCTTTAGCGGAGATACCCGTCTGGGCTTACCCGCTGGTTGTCCTAAACGCTTCTTCTGCGCTATACGCTTGCTTTTCTCAGCCTTCGTCATTTCCCCGCTAGTTTTTGGAGTTTTGCTAGAAACTCGTTTAGATGGTCTACAGTACGGTGTACCTCGGCTTTCACCTTTTTTACGACCACACGGCTTACCCGTCTTAACATCTTTCCAGTCCTCCTTGAACCAGCGTTTAAGTGCAGCACCTTTTGCGGTTTTGCGAACAGCCATTACTTGCCCGCCTTCTTCTTTCTACATTTTGCAATGGCCCCACTCGCATACGCGCTCGGGAACACCTTATAACTTGCCTTTACTTTGTGGTAACACGCATCCTTGACGGTGCCGCCCTTCTTGTAGCCTTTGCTACATTTAGAACAGCCACAGCTACCGGATTTGTAATACCTACGCATTAGACCATCTTCGCAGGGCGTACGCCTTTACGTGCGATACCTGCGCCACGAACTTTACCACCCTTTTTATAGCCTTTCTTCATCATGCCGCCTTTAGCATAACCTTTTTTAGCCATACCGCCTTTTTTAAACACGCCACGACCCTTCAAAACATCCGCTTGGGTTACCTTACCATCACCAGTAAGGTCAGGCATTTTACCGCCTTTTTTGTAACCTTTCTTAGCCATACCACCAGCTTTCATCATAGGCATCGCTTCATCTGCACGGCGCTTTGCGGCACGGTTACCCCGCTCTGCGGCACCGATCTCTTCTGGAGTTGGCATCGGAGGACGGGCCTTTGGGCGTGGCGAAGAAGTCATACCCGTTGCTGGACGGGCCTTTGGGCGCTTCATAGGCATAGTCATCGCGCTGCCTACGGCCTCATCAATCGCCTTTTTACGCTTTGGGTTACGTCCACCCGTCAAGTTTCTACCTTTTTTAGCCATCGTCAGGTTCCTTATACAGATTGTTGAACACTCGGCCCGTATCCCAGACGTAATCCACATCTTCTTTTGAGCCGTATGAATGTTGATTTGGTTTGAAGTCTGGGGCACCTTGGCCTGTTTCAAACCACGCAGGGTGCGTAACGCGAACCCGGTTATTTGGTAATGCTACTATGTTACCTGTATACTCTCCAGCATCTAATAATTCAAGTACGTGACTTTGCTTATGCTGTGCTGGGTCGTCAGCTACTTCACTATCGGTGTAATCGACAGTAAAATAATACTTTGCGGGGTAAAACTCACCATCCACTTTAGCTATCCACGGTGCAGGAGAAGCTCGTTCCAATTTATACACACTATGATAGTGTGACATACAATCCCACGGTTGCGCTAAGTATGGTGGTAATTCAGTAGGCCATTCTTCTAACGGTGTATCAGCTACCAATGCTGTAAGCGGCATACGTGCCCACATAGCTCCGCCATGGACATTTGCTTCGCCCACATCGTCAGATTCACAGCCAGTAAAGATTACTTGAAAGCTGAGTGTTCTGTTTGGCATTGTTGTTACTGCAACGACCATAGCGTGAAGAAATTCTCCGTGATAATCTTCTAGGTTTTTAGTATATTCGCGCCGTATCCATGCTTTGAAGTACGGGATGTTACTTGTTAGGTAAGACATTAAGCTCCTTCTTACACTCTGCGAGCACTAGCAGTTCCATTTCCGTAAACTCTTGTTAATACGGCTATTTGGATCGTTAGCCGTCTTTGCGCTCGTGTTACGTTTCTTCATGCCCTTCATGCGTGCGCAAAAAGACTTTCGCCGATTAGCGGCCTTAGAACCTTTTTTGAGCTTGCTGGGCTTAGTAGTAACCGCGGTCTTTAATTTACTGCCGGGATTGGCTTTCCGATAACTAGCGACACCTTTGGCGTTCAACCCACCGGATTCACTTTTACCCTCTTTGCGAGTCCAAGCAGGAGATTTTACGCCCCCACCTTTCTTATAATATGCTCGCATACCACGATCCTAACTATAGAAAAACGTGATGGCAGTAATGTTTGTAGCCGCAGAAATATAGACATCTGAACTACAACGAATGCCGTCATCAGGGATGTTTACAGAATGGGAATCAGACGCTA